TTGCTCACTCCCCCAGAAGCGTGTGCATCCAGTGAGCATGTACCCGTGTACGAATAAACCGTCGCGGTCACCATCATAAAGGGCGATGTGTTGAGACTGACTGCGGCGTGGAAGGACGTTCCGCCGCCGGCTCCCGATGAGCATGTATAGAACTGCTCGATTGAGTTGTACGCGCTGCTTACGTCCTTGCTGACAATAAATCCCTCAGGCGAAACAGTGTAGGATGACCCCGCATCGTCCGTCAGCGTGATGGGTTCCTGAGCGTACCCCGCATTCGGGGCGCCGTATTCAGAGACGGTCACAACAATCAATTTCCCTGATGGGATAGCGCCTGTGGCGATTGGAGCGGAGCAGCTAGGTGGAGAGCTAGAACATAAGGTTGCGGTGAAATAGTTCGCATAGGTAGCCGAGCCGCTGCCGCCGCTGGGCGCAACATACCGATGCATCCCCAGCAAGGGGAGTAGGAAGGTGAGCACGAAGCTGATGAGGAATGGCTTCTTCATTATAATGTCCCACTAACTGCCAGCGTAACCGCCTTGGCCGTGCTGTCCGGCGTGACGGTGTAAACCATGTGGCCACCGCTGACGATTGTGAAGTGTGAACCGCTAACTGCGATCGATGCCCCACTGGTAGAACAGGTTCCTGTCGCACCAAGTAGATTGTTCGTACCATCCGTGAGCGTAAACACCGTACCTGAACCCGCATCCACAAAGCAGGTAATCGCGGTGATGGTCTGGGTCACGCCTGAGCCGTTGACGCCGAAGACGACGTTTGGAGTTGCGGTAGTGCCGAGAGCCGCCATCGATACCAGACCGTCAGAGACACTCCATCTACTGATCTGAGTAGGCAAGAGCGTCTCAGGATAAACCGGAAGCGCCGTCACCCACGCTAATCCGTTCCACATGCAGGCATGAGCAAACCCACTGCTTGAGCCAACCGTGCAATCGACTAGGCTGGTCGGGTCCGTCACCCAAAATTGCTCGTAGTTTGTGTTGCCACTACCCGGCAATGCCGCAACCGTAACTCCGGTAGGAAGAACCTCTTTCAACGTACTCAAACCCGAGGCCGTCAGAGTTGTAAGACTTGCTGGCAGTGTGTTATTGTCCAGCGTCGTCGGCGTAACGTAGGTGCCCGCGGCTTGATAGGTATTCGTGTCCAACGAGAAAGTACCGGCAGCGGTCATCTTCACAAACGGTGTGCCCGATGCCCAGGACGGATAAGCCAGTGCTCCCCACGAGCCTACGCTGGGTAATTGGCTTACCAGCGCGAGCGTACCCGCCGACACCGGCAAGGTGATGCTGTTGGCCCCAACGGTCACGCTCGATGGGAACTTCATCGTCACGCTTGAGAAGTCCTGCAATCCGGTGGAATAAGTGTTGGCTTGGCCCGCTCCTACAATCGCGCCGGCCGGAGCAGTGAGAGATGTCCCGTAAGCACTCGACCCACCGTAAACCATGATACCGGCTGCCGCGGGCCAGGTCATACTTCCACCCGCAGAGTATGCCCATGCACTGCCCGTCCAGTTCAGATACCCCGTCGTCAGCGTTGGCAAGAGATGATTCTGCAAGCCCACCACATTCGTGGCGCCACCTGTAGCAGTGCTGGTCGCATCGCCTGAGAGGGCGGTGAAGGTTCCGCTGCCGGGTAATGCCTTATAGGTTCCGCTCGGACCGCACAGATATGTGGTCTTGTCGCCGGTGTTGAAAAACTCGTAGGCCGGCGGCAGGCAGGTGCTCGGGGTCGTGGTGCCAACCAAGTAATTTACCGCGATCGGGCCTTGAGCTCTGGCCTTACCGCCCAAGCAGCAAAGAACGAGCAGAACCACGCTGAGGATGCGCAGGGTTTTCATGGGTAGAGTTTAGCATCGGCCTCAACTTTCCGAATTTCGGAATCAGTCAACATCCGGGATCAGCGGATCGCTCCAACATCGGCAATTCCAGATTTGACCAGCGTTTGCATGTATCGGAACGCCGTGTTTCCCAAAGCCTGCGACCGGCGGATTTGTCCAGTCGAACACTTTGCCTTCGTGTATTCGATGTTCTTGCCTGACCGCGGCGTCCCGGCTGGTCATCCATCGATATTGTGTTGATCCAACATATTGCGCTCTGACTTCGGTCAACACCGAGGCCGTTCTCGCTACTTCCGTGCGCGCGATCAGCCGAGCTCGCGACACCGTGACGTGGCCTGAATTGAGAATATCGTTTTTGATGTCCTCCGCCCGCCGGCCCATAGTGATGCCTTCGAGGGTCAAGACGTGAACGCGCTCGGCCGCTTCGGTAGGGAGGCTCGTAATCAAGATGGTCGTCTCATCCAGCATCTGCCGGAGAGTAAAGCCGATCGGCGCGTCTTCGATCATGCGATGGAGATTCGATCCGATGGATTGCGAGAGTTGCTTCCAGGCAGTGAGGTCGCGGCGGGAAACTTGGGCCTGCATGCGGGCGACGATGGCCTTTGCCCATGGCTCAAGCGTTTTCGAGTAGGCGTCCAACGATTGCTTGAGCGCGGCCATGTCGGTAATCTTGCCGTCGCGTTCGAAGCCTTTGATGATCTGGCCGACTTGACGTCCGCAGTTGGCAAGCTGGATTCCAAACTCTCGCTCAACGATGCGCGCCTTCATGAAGCGCTCGCGTGCGACACGGCGCTGTGCGGCGACGATCTGACGCTGAGTCGGCATTAGCTACCACGATTCGCCCGGTTGTCGAGTTCGTTCTCAATAAGCTTTCTTATCCTAGTCGATTCCGGGCTGGAGCTCTTGGATGCCAAACTTAGACCTATATTTAGTTTCTCTTTGGAAACAGATTCGAGATGTTCTCTTTGCTTTGCAGCGGATGGGTATTCGCGTTTGAAAGTCGCAATAAAAGGATGGTCGATACCGGCACCTGATCCGAATTCTCCGTTGCTCCTTCGCTCGTGCGAACTTTCGTTCCAATCGACATTATCGCCGTCGCCCACTGCGCCGGTCTCGGTTCCTTCAGCCATTGCCTTGGCTTCATCGGAGAGCTGGATTCCTAGCTTGCGGTCACCCACACGGAAGGCGCGCGCTGAACGCGTGTAGAGATCGGCGGAGCGGTCGAGGGCAACGCGGGACTTACGTTCGAGTGGCATGGCATCAGTGTAGCGCGAGGGTCAATTCGAGATAGGCTTCGATAAACGCTTGCGCCGCCGGGACAACGATTGCGTCGCCCGCGAGACGAAGGAGACCCACTCGGTTGGGATACCCATGAGCCAAAGGGAATACTCCGGATTTAATTGGCCTGTACTTCCCGTCGCGCCCGAACCACCAGTCGCAGTCGGCCCAGAATCCGCGAGTTGCGCCTGCCTCGGCAACTGATCGAGCCTCGTGCGGATCGAGCCATCCGGACCCGATTCCACGCTCCGCGGCGTCCCGATGCTCGCCAGTTCCACAATCCTGCGCGAATAGTCCGTGTTCCCCGCTGCGTTGTACGTCTCCGTCGCTGGGCTGCCCGCCATCGGGGTCGGGACGGAGGCCAGATGCGCCGCATCTGCCAGTGCCGTCTGCACCCCACCCTCCTTCATCCGCTGCGGGTCTTTGCTGTTCTTGGTGATCTTGTTCGCGCAGGGTGTCGGCACCGCGCTCAAAGTCGAGTACACCGCCAAACTCTTGCTGCGACCGTCCCTGATCCGCTCGCGCTCCATAGACTCGGCTGACCGGCGACTCTGGTTGTCGTCTGACTTCTGCGGTGTCGGCACAGAAGAAAAGTCGGTTGCGCTTGTCTTCCGACCCATCGCCCGGAGTGAGATCACTGGATTCTGCTCGTTGGTGAACCTTGTTTTCCATATATGGTCAAATAGTTCCGAATGCAATGGCGTTATCCTGCGCTTCAGCGCCCGCTGCATTTGGTCGCCCAATTCCTTCTCTCTGTCGCTCTCCGCGCCGAGCAGTGAAAGCTGCATTGCTTCCCTTTCCTTTACTGATATTATCCAACCTCCACAGGGGGCTGGTAGTTCGAGTAGTGAGCTGCTTCGATGAACTGCGACCGATCTGAAAGGTCGAATGAGACAAGGGGTTCTTTCGACATATGGCATCGGGTACAATTCTTCATTGATTCCGCTCTCCTACGAAAAATAACCTTTGCCGAATGTGAGGCGCGCCCACCGCCGACGCCGGAATGTCCACACCCACAACTGAGTACCCGATGCTGTTTAGGTTCGTCTTCACGAGGTCGTACCAGTCCAGCGCGAGCTTACTTGACACCTGCTCGCCGAACAACACTGGAGGCCGACACTCATCCACGAGAGCAAACAGCACTGGCCATAGATGCCTTGGATCATCGAAGCCTAATCCCTTCCCGGCACAAGAAAACGAAGGACACGGGCACGAGGCACTCCATACGGGCCTGTCGTCTGGCCATCCTGCCTGCCGCAAGGCGAGGCTCCAGAAGGCTCCTCCACAGAAAGCATGGAATTGTCTGAATCCTCGAACATCGTCCGCTGTGAGTTGTTTGATGTCGCCACAGATTACCTCTCCATCCGTGATGGCGTGGGCTTTGATCGCCTCACGCACGGTCTCGCACTTGAGTTCGTCAAAGTCATGGTAGAGAGCATAGGCGCGCGAGGTCACTAACAGAATGTTAGCACATTTTGCTTTCCGAATTTCGGAATTTACCGCAGAATCGCATAGCACCGAAAGACTCTTTGCGGCGGCGGTTCATCCTCGGGTATCGGAGGTGGAGATTTAATACACTGCGGACAAATCTTCTGGCCTTCGAACGCGAACCGCGGCGTGATGCGAGTGAAGAGGGTCCCGCACCACTCGCATGTCTTGAGCTCGCGCCGGGAAGTATCGATGCACTCGGCCAGAATGGGTAAGGGTGGGGTGGGATTCGAGAGGTATTCCAGAAAGATGATGCGGCTTGCGGAGTGTACTCGTCTCACTCTTCTTCCTCTGTCTGACGTTGTGAAATCATAATGCAAAGTCTCGATTATTGGATAGAGTCTTTCCCTTTGCCGCTCGGCGTCGTCGGATTGTGCTCTTCGGCCCCGGGCTCTTCGCCCTGCATCTCTTCAGCCTTCTCGACCTGAACCGGCGTCGGAACCTTGCCCAACTCTTCCTCGGCGGCGATCACGTCGTCGGTGATGTCGGCGAAGCGGCCTGTAATCGTTGAGGACCGGCGCAGGCCACGCATCGCAGTTGCGGGAATGATGAGGCCGCCGTCCACCGCGCCCTGATAGGTTCGGCCATCGATCTCGGCAATCTCGGCCTTCTCCTTCTCTTCGAGCTGCCAGAGCGACTTGAACTTGGTATTGAATCCCTCGCCTACGTCTACGCCTTCACTCTGCGCGATCATGCGATACATCCGGGGAACGTGGAAGCCGAGGTCCCGAACCTGCTTCTGCAGGATGTCGCCATAGTAGTTTTTGAGGTCGCTCTCGCCCGTGGAATTCAGCCCGGCCGGCGATTGTCCAAACAAGCGCACCAGTGGGATTTGCAACGCTCCCGAGATTTGCTGGCCAAAGTGGACCAGGATCGAATCGAGCCCTTCGATGGATGGCGCCGGCTGGGTTGCCACAACGTCTTTCGAGTCTAGCAGCGTGATGCCCTCGCTCATCTGGAAGCGGCGCATCATCTCCACCTGGCCAAGCAAGCCTTGTAGCGCATCGCCGCCCATCATGATGATCGATCGCAAACCCTCGACCGCGTAGGTCCGCAGATGAATCTTGTAGACGAGCTGCGCGGCGCCGGTTGTGGCGCTGTCGAATGCAATTAGGCGGTCATACACGCGCTCAAGTTCAGACTCGCCCCACAGGTTCTCCGTCAACCGCTGCCAATAGGGGAGCCGGATGCCCTCAAGCCGGATGCAGCGTGTGTAGTGAACCTTCTTTCCACGCAACCCTGGGGCCTGCCCGCTCACGGTGTAATACTTTGGCAGACCCATGAATGGGCCTTCCTCGGTCACAATGTCGTCGACGGATGGCTGGACTTGCCAGCGATCCAACACGAGCATGCCCTTGTACTGGTCTTTGGCGATGGATTCGAGGCGGAGCGGCGTCGAGTAATCCTGGCCGGTGATCATGTGCACGGCCAGCGATCCGCCGTATAGCCGTGACCATTTCACATTGTCATTGAGCTGGCCCCACACGTCGAGACGCAGCGCGGCATCGTCGATCTTTGTGCGGTCCTCGGCTTTGATCGTGCCCACAAGCTCCACGCCTTCGCGCGTCATGTCGTCGGCCACTACATCGATCGCGACGCCGGCCAGCCATGAGCCGCGGTGAATCCATTCCAGTAAGGTCCGCTGGCGCGTGATGGGGTTGAATCCGTAAGTTGAGCCCGAGAGTAGATTGTCCGCGCCCACACCGAGCTTCGCGAGAAAGTTCTGGAAGCTGTCAACGGTTCGGATGGCGGCTGTGTCAGGATGCTTGATTGCGCCCGCAATGGCGCGGCCTTGAGTCTTGGCTACTCGCTTCTCATCTGCGATGGCGGTGCGCTGTGCGGTCTTGCTTCCACTCTTCGCAGGGGCCATCGCTTGCGGTTCTCCGATACGGAGATAGTATCACCGGCGGGCAAGGCGTGATGCCCGTTGAGATAGAACGGGACTAGGTACTTGTTGCAAACTTTAGGTCTATAATGTTCGCCCAAGGAGTCAACGACAATGGCTAAGGTTCCAGTGTTCTACTCTGTCAATGAGGCCCAAAAACCAGCCCAACTACGTGTCCATCACAACGACAATACCTGCCCTCCGGGCCGCGACATTCCCGCCAACGAACGGAGAAATGGAACAGGCGGATACAGACTTTGCGACGACTGCCAGAAGCGTTAGACCTTGAATGTCATCTCCCACCAGGGTCCGTGGATCAATCCATCTACAATGCCCCATGATCTACGAAGCCTAAAAACTGGGAGTCCATAATCCAACGCAACTGAAAGTGCCCGTAATCCCTCACCCGACGACCCCTCGAAGCGAACCGTCGGCTCAGAAAAGCAGTGTCCCGGCCCACCTTGGCATGACTCGAATGTCTCTACTCCATTTGTCGCGAGCGTAATTACAATCTCACGGATTCCCTCATCTAATGGAGGCTCAAATATCAAATCCTTAGCGCGCTGGACCTTCTCAGGGTCGGGTCTAAGTGGAGTTCTACCGGGGCAATTATCACAGCGCGATTTGGTTTGAGCGTTCACCCCTAAGCCGCTCCGTAGGGCGGGAAGTCCACTGACTCCCGGTATTGCAGCCGCTTGCCGTCAATCTGCTTAATTGCCCGCGCTACCCGCTCGCCGTCGTCCAGTTTGCGAGTGTTCCACCGGAACTGAAATTCGTTCAGGTAATTCGGCATGTGCTTGCGGGTCACTGAATGAAACGTACCCATTAGACCGCGCTGGATCAGCGAAAACACGCCCTCTATAGTGTTCGAGTGAATGTCGGTTCCTTTGCGGACATACTCTCTGGACCCATGCTCCACCCGTTCATGACCACCTTCAAAGTTGCGGCCAATCGCGCGGTACAGAAGTAATTCATCTGTGATGAGGCGGCAGGTATGGTCTGCATTCTCGTAAATCACCTTAGAGACGTTCGCTGCTGTGATGCGCTCTAGTGCGCGGAACCGTACATCTCCATCACGCTGCACCATTCCCAACACGGGCATTTTGCTGGTTCCACGCCCTACCTTAGAGACTCCCCGATAGCGCGGGCGACCGCCCAGGTACACTTCATCGACTTCGACCGTGCCTGTCAGTTTGGGCGGATTCACTTCGCCTAGACCGTGACGAATGCGACGGAGAACAAACAACGCGCTCTTGTGCGTTATCTCCATCTCACGGCTCAATTGCAACGCGCTGATGCCTTTCTTGCTGCTGGCTGCTTTCCAGATGCAGTAAACCCAAATCTTGAGTGGCAGCCGCGTTTCCTCAAGCGGCGTACCCGTGCGAACGGTATACATCTGCTTGCAGCCACGACACCGCCAGCGGTAATCCTTGTTGCGCATCTCGCCAGTCATCATCATGTACACATCCGTGTCGCCGCAGCGTGGGCAGCATGGGCAATCGCCCCATCGTTGCGCTTCCCAGAATGCGACCGCCTTTGGTTCGTCAACCGCCGCATTGCGTAACGCCTCAAGAACTGCTGACTTTGGCTTTTTCATACTGCAAGCATACCAAAGTTTTCAATAAGTATCAAGATAATTCTTATGTCTTTTCCCGTTGCCTTGGGAATTGGACGCCGCTCTCTTCCTGTTTACTAAAGAAAACAATAGACTTACGAAGTGCTAAGATCTTGTCTCTTAGCGAGGTGATTTCCGACTGCGCATCGCTAATCAAAGTACTCCAACTGAGATTATCCTGCGCCTTATTTTCGCTGTTGCTTTCTGCTACAGACATCTGCTAACCTCCGTGACATGGATCAAGGTGACTACATCAAAAAGTGGAAAGAACTCTGGGATGAGAAGAACCTTCTCACGGGTCGGCGCACCGATCTGGAGACCGAACTGGGCGACATCAACACTCAGGTAAAACATCTCACGGAGGTGCTGAATCACCTTGCGCCGCTGGCTGGCGTAGCTGTGGGAGAAGACCTCTCCGGTCTCGGCATCACCGACGCGATTCGGAACGTACTGGAAGCATCGGCGGATGCAATGTCGCCGGGTGATGTGCGGGATGCACTCAGCCAAAAGGGATTCGATCTTTCTGGGCACAGTGCGCCCATGTCTTCGATTTACAAAATCCTGGGCCGTCTCGCGGACGACAGCACTAGCAGGATCGTGCGAGAAAAGGCAGACGGCGGGCGCGTCTTTTACCGCCACGTAGCACCAAGCGGTATTACGGACGACGACATTCTGTTCTAGGCTGTTTGAGGAGGGATCACATGAGGAGAGGTTAGGGGCCGCGCAAGACGGCCCGGACAAAGTGGGGACGGCACTCCTAGACGGGCTTCCCGTCCCCACATCTGGCGTTACTTCGGCCCCCAGTGCTGGAAAGGCAGACAGGCGCGATTTGCAATCGTGTGACCGCTCCGGTCGTCCGGGTCCGAATCCCGGCTGGGGGACCAAACTATCCCCGCACCGAAACCAAGTAGATAATACATCATGCCCAAGAAACGTAAATCCCCCAAGCGGAAGCGCGGACCAAAGGAAGAACGTCTGGTTATCGCTGACCCGCAGGCAGCTATTGACGCGCTCCTGAAGAAGCCGTCGAAGTAGCCCGATTTTTGAATCCTGTAGCACCTAAACCACTCTTTCTATTGCCATTTGCAACAGATACCTAGTCCCGACTGTAAAATACGCGGGTTTTGGGGCTAGCTCTTCGGGCATTGGAAACGGAGGCCGTCTGGCGCCGAGAGGAGAGTCGTATTTGCTGGCGCGGAACGGCAGCACACCCAAGCGGTCACCCACGGAAATGGTGCGGGATTGCCGGCGCGGATGGGCGCGTCGCCTAAGGTAAGATTGAGGCAGTCGGGGCGTAGCGCAG